TAAAAACAAGAGTAAATAAGTTCGCAGCTGAACCATCAGCAGAACCGCTACCAACAAAGGTAGAATTTAAAACAAAATCTAAATCAGACATTTTGGCATTTATGTCTAAAAGATAATAAAAAAAAAATAAACAAATTAAAACAATTTAAAAATGAGTTTAAATGTAGCAGGACTAACGGCATATGTTGATGAAAACAAAATGGCGTTAATTAAAAAAGCAGTATTAGGTGGAAGAACTTTAAGATTTATTACAGTTCAACCTGATATTAAATCTTCAGCAACAATCAATATTATAAATAGTGATTTAGTTGCTCAAGCAGGTGGTTGTGGATGGAATGAGGCTGGTACTACCTTCTTAACACAACAAGTATTAACTGTGTGCCCAATTAGAGTAAATGAGAGTATCTGTTTGGATACTTTGGAAACTTACTACACACAAAAATTAATGAACCCAGGGTCATATAACGAAAATATCCCTTTTGAAGAAATTTATGCTTCAGAGAAAGCGGATAAAATCAATGCATTAATTGATGATTTAATATGGAAGGGTGATACAGTATCAGGTACAGGTAACTTGTTATTGTGTGATGGTATTATCTATCAAGCAAATAATGTTTGGTCGGCATCAACTGTAGATGGTAATATTAATAACACAACAGCAATCACCGCATCTAACATCGTCGCAATTATTGATGGTATGTCTTCAGTTATTCCAACTGATATATTAGGTTTAAATGACTTATATTTATTCGTAGGGTATGATGTTTATAGAACATATGCATTGGCATTAAGAAACGCTAACTTATTCCACTATACAGGTGCTGAAAATCAAGGTGAGGATTTTTCACAAATGATACCAGGAACTAATGTAAGAGTGGTTGCAGTTAGAGGTTTAAATGGAACAAACAGAATGTTCTTAACAAATGGTTCTAACCTTTATTTCGGAACTGACTTATTATCAGATGCAGAAGAATTTAAAATCTTCTACGATATGAATGATGACGAAGTTAGATTTAGAGCTAAATGGAAACAAGGTGTTCAAGCAGCATTTCCAGAGTTTATTGTTCAGTATAAAAACTAATAATTACTAAAATAGGGGGGTTAGTAAATCCCCCTTTTATAAAATAAAATTAAATAAAAAAAATTAAATTATGAGTTGTATTATAGATGAAGGTTACACATTAGGTTGTTCTTCAATCGGTGGTGTAGAAAAAGTTTGGATTGGGACATACAGTGCCGATCAGGCTTACGTATATGATGTTTTAAACGTCATCAGTGCGGTTACATCAGGAGTTACTGTATATTTAATGGAACAAGATATGGAGTTCGCAGGATTGAACCAAACGGGTCAATTCTCAAGAGAGAACGGAACTGTATTTTACGAAAGTGTATTGTCTGTTAAATTTATTGAATTAACTGCTGAATTAAGAAATTTGGTTATTGCATTAGGTAGAGCACCTATCTTCGCAGTTGTTAAATCAAATGCTGGTGAATACTATGCATGTGGTGTAGAAAGTGCAGGTAGAGCCACTGCGGGTGTTGCCTCTTTAGGTATTGCACAAGGAGATTTGAACGGGGCTACTTTTGAAATCACTTGGAAAACACCAAACGGAGTTTACTTATTAGACCCAACAGTGTTGGGAACTGGTATCACAATCGGATAATTCTCCAATAGGGTTTTATTTATCCTTTCTTTTATTCCTTATACCCTATAACCCCCTATCGTTCTGATTTGGGGGTTTTTTATTTTCTAAACAAAATCAAGATTATAATATTTAAATAAAAACTAATATGATATATATATCGGCTAATACAACAACTGATGTTCCATTCACTTTATTTGAAAAAACTACATATACAGGTTTAACTGGATATGTTATGCAGTTGTTCTCTAATCAAAATCACGACAATACCTATTTATGGTTGACTGGAGACACTACAACAAACAATGCGAGGTATAATTACTTCCCAATAAATTTAAGTCCATACAATGTAAGTGGTGGGACTTATGATTATTTTGTATATCAAAGCACGGCATCAACGGCAACCACTATTGTTGTAAGTGCTTTAACAGTAAATAATATAGTTGAGAGTGGATTATGCACGGTAATTGCTCCACCTATAAGTACTGGAACAACTTATAACAATCCTAAACAAGAATTTACATTTTATTAAATATGGAAAAATCACAAATAACAAATGATATTCAACCATCTAATGATGGTATGAAACAACCCTTTAAAATTTATAGTTTTAACGAAGCATATGTAGCACCCACTTATAAAGTGAATGTTGCTAGTGGATTTTTAGAATGGGGTATTGATAATAATTACCCATTTTATCTATTAAATTTATACAATAACTATGGTTCATCAACACACAAATCAATTATCAACAAAAAAACAAGGTTAGCTGTTGGTTTTGGTTTTGAAGATATTTTAGATAATAGATTACAAGAGTTCGTTGATAAAAATAGATTGGAAAAACAAATGAGAGCTATTGAGATAGATTTTGAAATCTTTAATGGTTTTTGTTTTGAGATAATATGGAACAACGAGGGGTCCAATTTTACAATGAAACACGTTCCAATACATAAAATTAGAATTGGTATTGAGAATAAAGAGATTGACCACTCCCATTTTTGGTTTAGTCACGACTGGACACAATATAAAAAAGAAGATTATAAACCAGAATATATTAAAGCATACGACCCATCTATTAGAACGGGTAGACAATTAATATATTATACAGAAGCTAACCCACAACAGGAAGGTTTATACCCAATACCAGGTTATTCAACGACTATGAACTGGATAGAATTGGATTATGAGATATCAACATTCCACTTAAACCAAGTTAAACAAGGGTTTGCCCCATCGTTTATATTAAACTTTGCCACCGGTATTCCTTCTATTGAAGAGATGGATGATTTTTATAGAGATTTTAAAAGGAATTATTCATCAGCACAAAACGCCGGTAAGATTATTATTACATATTCGGAGGGACAAGAACAAGCACCACAACTTACACCTATACAACTTAATGATAGTGATGAAAGATTTATTATGTTGCAAGATATGGTTGAGAAAAATATTGTAATGGGACACGAAATTCCCCCACAATTAGTTATTTTAACACCGGGTAAGTTAGGTTCAACAACTGAAAGACAAGAACTATTGGCCGAATTTCAGTCATATTATATTACACCAAGACAACAACAATTGGAGGAGGTTGTTAATCTTACATTATTACCTTTAAATTTTACAAGTGAATTAGTATTAAATAGATATGATGCTGAACAAGTAGATAAAACGGAAGATTTGTCAGTTAAAGAAGAGGCACAGGCAAACCTAAAAGGTTCTATTGGTGGTGTTCAAGGTATTTTATCTATACAAGCATCAGTATCACAAGGTATTACATCTATTGATAGTGGGGCAGCAATATTAGAAATCATATATGGTATTGATGCAGCAACCGCAAGACGAATGTTAGGGGAACCAATCATCGTTCCACCAACTGATAATACACAAATAATTAACGGATAATGGCAACACTTAAAGTAAAATTTATATCCAGTATATATCTTAAAGAAAATACCACAATAGAAGATAATGTGGATGATAATAAATTGGTTCCGTTTATATATGCGGCACAAGATACACACATTCAACAAGCCTTGGGTGCAACATTCTATAACAGGTTAAAATCGGGGGTTACTGTAAATAATTTAACGGTAGATGAAGAGGACTTTTTAAGGGACTATGTGCAACCTTGTTTGGCCCAATGGGTATTTTATGAAGTATACCCCTTCTTAAACTATAAGGCTACCAATAAAGCGGTATCAAAAGAAAGTAGTGAATGGAGCCAAGCCAGTGAGTTGGATGAAATAAAATATATGAGAAACTCAATTAGGGATTTGGCAGAGTTTTATTTAAAAAGGTTAAATAGATTTTTATGTGATTATTCAAACTTATTTCCCGAATATGAAAACCCAGATAGTAAAGAAAATGTTGTGGCTAATACCAAATCATATTTTAGTGGAATTTATACTAATAGTAGGAGTGGGTCAGGTTGGGCTTTAGGTAATATGCCTTGGTATAACCAAAGAAGAGCCAGTGGATATTGTAATGGATGTGATGATTAATATTTAATAATATGTGTAGAATAAATTATACGATAGAAGAAATAGTAAATCACCCCAAATTAACTGATGATTACAAGTTTAATTTAATTGAGGGTATTATTGTTGAGGAATTTATAACTGATTGGTTGGACGAACAAGAACAAATGGGTATTTCACTTGAAGAACTTGGTTTAACTTTAGACGATTTAAACGATTATTATGATTTAGATGATAGTGATTATACAGATGAGGTAGAAAAGTTTGCCACAAGTAAGATAATCCCCCTATATAGATACTTTGGAGTTATTAAAGATAATAGTAGAAGATTTTGTCGCTCGTTAGTTACAAGAACAAACGCATCTTTAATGAGGAAACAAGATATAGAAGCATTAAATTCGTCTAACCCTGGATTTGGTAAAGGTGGCAGTGATACATATTCTGTCTTCAACTGGCGCGGGGGCCCCAATTGTCACCATAAA